TTCTGTGGCCTGGACCTGAGCGCCCGGACCGACTTAACCGCGCTGGTGATCATTGGCAAAGTGGCTGGCCAGTGGCAAGTTGTCCCGCACTTTTGGACGCCGGAGCAAGGGTTACGGGACCGAGCCGCAAGGGACCGCGCACCCTATGACGTGTGGCACCGTCAAGGCTATTTGCACTCGACACCTGGGGCAACGATAGATTATGAATTTGTCGCCACCGACATGGCTGCAATCTTGTCCGGCTTGAATGTGCAAGCCATCGCGTTTGACCGCTGGCGAATCGACCTGGTTAAAAAAGAGCTGGCCAAGATCGGTGTGGATCTGCCCATGATTCCCTGGGGGCAAGGGTTTAAGGACATGAGTGTCGCCCTGGACGCACTTGAGGCCGAGCTACTTAACGCACGCGTCAATCACGGTGGGCACCCAGTGCTTGCCATGTGCGCGGCCAATGCCATCGTTGTCAAAGACCCAGCGGGAGGCCGCAAGCTGGACAAAGGGCGCGCTACCGGGCGCATAGATGGCTTGCAAGCGATGGCCCAAGCCTTTGGTGTGGCGGCAATGGCCGCTGAATCACAAGAGATTTACGCCAGCGGGGAGTTCACTTTCATTTAACCCGAGCCTGACGGGCTGCGCAAGCAGTGATCAGGAGGTGGATTAGTCGGCGAGTGCCACCTTCATGCAAAACCCCGACTGCCAGCGGCATGGTCATCTTGATGGGCGCTGTAGACGGTGGGATACCGTTTGCAGTGTGGCATGCAAGCCTTTCCCGTGCGTGGCTGGCATTTTTTCAAATCAATCAAATCAATCAAAAGAATCAAATGCTGGGCGAAAAGCCGCATTTTCTTATTGATGGAATCATTGATGGTAACGATGATTTTTTCTAACCTGAAAAATAAAAAACCCCAAGTGAATCAATCACTTAGGGTTTCTATCTGGCGGAGAAGGTGACCGCTACTTTAGGCTATCAGGTAGTCTCAAATCGTATCTAAGCCATTGATTTTAAACAAACACTGTAATCAATCACAGTATCAGATAGTCTCACAAAACCCTGCGTAATCGCATTACAATTGATGGAAGCATTGATGGTAACGAAGTTTAGGCGGAGGTTTTATGGCGCGCAAGGCAAAGCAATTATCGGCACTTGACGTAGGACGCCTGACCGAGCCGGGCATGTGGGCCGTGGGCGGCGTGGCTGGTTTATATCTGCGCGTCAACGACAAGGATGGCCGTTCATGGGTGCTACGCGCAACCGTGGGCAACAAGCGCCGCGATATGGGCCTGGGGGGTTATCCTGACGTCACCCTCGCTGGTGCTTATGAAAAGGCACGCCAAGCACGCGCAAAGATAGATTCAGGCACTGATCCCATACTGTTTCGCAAACAGGCGTTAAGTGAGTTGATGGCGCAGCAAGCCACTGAGGTTACATTTTCACAAGCTGCTGCCCTGTACATCGCCGCGCAATCTGATGCATGGCGCAACCCCAAGCACCGCCAGCAATGGGTCAACACGCTTGAGACTTACGCTAATCCAGTGATTGGCAAGATGCTTGTGCGCGATGTAAACCACAATCACGTCCTGCAAATCCTTGAGCCAATATGGAAGGTAAAGACTGAGACGGCTACCCGCGTGCGGGGGCGCATTGAGTCAGTGCTGGACTGGGCAACTGTGCGCAAACACCGTTCTGGCGAAAATCCTGCAAGATGGAAGGGCCATTTAGAGCACATGCTGGCAGCACCCGGCAAACTGGCAAAAGTGGAGCATCACACAGCATTGCCCATTGATGAAACCCCCACATTCATGGCTGATCTGCGCAAGCGTGACGGTCTCGCCGCTCGTGCCCTTGAGTTTGCCATTTTGACCGCCGCACGCTCTGGTGAAGTCCGAGGCATGACGTGGGGAGAGCTTGATTTTCAGGCGAATATTTGGATTGTCCCTGCCGACCGGATGAAGGCAGAAAAAGAGCACCGCGTACCGTTAAGCCGCCCGCTGATTCAAATGCTTGCAAGTTATTCACATCAAGCCGCAACTGATCTTGTGTTTCCCGCGCCACGGGGTGGGATGCTTTCCGATATGACCATGACTGCGGTCCTGCGCCGGATGGGAGTCAAAGCTGTGCCACACGGGTTTAGATCAACTTTTAGGGACTGGGCCGCAGAGCGCACTGATTACCCGCGAGACATGGCTGAAATGGCGCTGGCTCACTCAGTGTCTGACAAGGTGGAGGCCGCTTATCGTCGGGGTGACATGCTCGACAAGCGCCGCCAGATGATGCAAGACTGGGCTGATTTTTGTAATTGATACATCATGGGCGTAAGTGTGGTATTATTCGCAGCATCGTAAATGCCAATAGGCCGTTATTCCCAGCTTGCGCTGGGATAGCCGCGTAAAAATAAGCCACCCTAGAGGTGGCTGAGCCAGTGGGGGTATAGACACGCCCCGAGAATAGTTCACAGCCACCCTAGAGGTGGCTTTTTGGGTGACGACAAAGGGCGTGTATTGCGCTCACATCAAAAAGAGTCACAAGCCGTTCTAGGACGTCAAACACGTCTAAAAATTGCTAGCCAGCACTAACCCTGCTGGCTTTTTGCGTTCTGCGTCACCAAAAACACAACCGTCCATCGAGGCGGTTTTTTTTCGCCCATCCTTTTCTGGAGGTAGTCACACCATACTGACCAACATCAAAACCTAATCCATTTTCAACCGCCCACTGAGGCGGTTTTTTCATTTATAGCTCGTGCTGGCAATTGTCAGACGGGCTTTTTTTTCGTCCGAAAATTATGACCAAATCTTATCGACCAAAATCCGCCGCCGACTTTCTCGGTATCAGCATTGCAACGCTTTGGCGTTGGGCAAAAGAGCGCGCAGACTTTCCCAAGCCCATTCGACTGAGCGCACGTTGCACTGTTTTCGACGGTGAGCAATTGATTGCATGGCGCAATTCTCAAGGTGCTGCTTAATGAGCGCCGCCCACAAAAGCGAAAACCCGGCTGCAACCGGGTTTAACGCAACTAACAAAAATACACGTGTTCAGTTTAGCGCGAAATCATGCGCGACGGAAGCCCAGCGGGAAAGAATTATCCAAGCTCTACGCCTGCGCCCACACACCAGCCACGAATTGCGCCGCCTTGGAATCTATCAGGCACCCGCACGAATCAAGGAATTGCGTGACCGTTTTCATTTCAACATTGAGACTCACAGAGTAAATCTGGTCGATGTTGACGGCTATTGGCACCCGCGCTGCGCTTTGTACTCATTGATCGAAGGAAAATAATAATGAAAATCACCATCTTTGACAACGTTGGATGTGCAACTGCCAGCGAGTTGGATTTATCCTGGCCTGATCTGTTCAAAAAGATCAGTGCACCAAAAATTGACAAGGTAAAAAAGGGCGGGAAGCTGATCAAACTGGCCACCTTTGGGACGACACGCAACCCCAGTGAAAAGCAACCTGATCAAAGCCAATGGAGCCTAAAACACGACGACAACATTCTGACCGTTACAGGCATCGAGGCAGACTACGACGCTGGAATCGTTGCTGTGGCGGATGCCGTTGAATTACTGCAAAAAGCAGGCATTCGGGCCTTGGTTTATACGTCATGGAGTGATAGCGTTTTAGACCCGCCAAAGTACAACGGGGGGCCGCGCTGGAGGGTCTTAGCGCCATTGTCTGAGCCAGTGGAACCAGAGACCCGCACGATGCTGGTGGCACGCCTTAACGGGGCTTTAAAGGGCATCCTTGCGGGTGAGTCATTCACGCTTGCACAAGGGTACTTTTTTGGCAAACGTCCTGGCGCAACTTTTCAGTGTGTCAGCACCTTTGACGATCCAGAAGACGGCACATGCATTGACGAATTACACGAGTTGGACGCAATCGCTATCAGCAAAGGCATCCGTGATCCCGCACCGCCGCAAGGCAGCAATCCCGGTAGCAAAATCACTGGTTCTGAAATGTTCGCTCAAGCTGTTGATCGCCTGGGGCGCAAACTCGTTGAGGGTGATGGTCGCCGCGAAATGCTGAAGACCTTTATATCGAGTCGATCCGCCCGTGGGCGTGATGAGGCCGATTTGTGGATGATGGTCAAAGGCATTGAGGCCGAATACTTTGACCCCGACTCCCCGATAGACGAGGAAAACATTCGAGACCTGATCAAAAACCGTGTGGGCAAGGATGCAAAAAAACACGCACCGGCTTTTGACTTTGACGACCTGACCGGCGAATGTGGACCACCCGAAGACGATGATGATGGCTTGCCATTTGGGAGCGAGCAAGCCCTGGCGGATGATTTGGCTTTGAGGGCTGACGGGTATTTGCGCTGGTCGCCTGGGCTTGACTGGCTGGCAAACAACGGCACCCACTGGGAACGGGACATTTTGTTAGGCCGATTCAATGTGGCAAAGGACGTTTGCCGACGCGCTGCCAGTGGCCTGGATAGCAAGAAATTAGCAAGCAAGATTTGCGCCGCAAGTACCAGCAATGCAATACTCAATCTGGCTCGATGCGCGCCCAACATCGTTACGCCGATTGATGAATGGGACAAACACCCTATGCTGCTCAATACGCCGGGTGACGCCGTTGACCTTGAGACTGGACGACCAGTGAGCCGCGCCGGGCTACTGTTCACGCAAACCACCGGAATCGCGCCAGCGAACATGCCGACGCCAATTTGGGACAAGTTCATATCTGAGGTTTTTGGGGGCGACCTTGAGATGGTGGAGTTCATGCAGCGTCTTGGGGGCTACTCGCTCACAGGTAGCATTAAGGAGCAAAAGCTGTTTTTTCTGCATGGACAAGGTGCCAACGGTAAAAGCGTCTTCCTCGATGTGCTTCGCAACATTGGCGGCAAATACAGCCACAACCTGCCAAGCGAGGCATTGATGACGTCGCGCAACGAGGGGCACCCGACCATGTTTGCAAGTCTTCACGGCAAGCGTCTGGCTATCAGTAGCGAGATTGAAGAATCGGCGCACTGGGCTGAGTCGCGCATCAAGTCCATGACGGGCGATGAGACGATGACGGCAAGGTTCATGCAAAAGGATTTTTTCACCTTTCGCGTGACTCACAAGCACTTGATCGCCGGAAACTTTAAGCCGCGTCTCAAGGGTGACGACTTCGCTATGGTGAGGCGCATGGTGCTGGTGCCGTTCATGCAAAAGTTTGAAGGTTCGCGCCGGGATAACAACCTGCCCGACAAACTCAAGGCTGAATATGGCGGCATCATGGCTTGGTTCATTGAAGGTGCTTGCAAGTGGGCATCCAGTGGCTTGGCAATCCCTGACTCAGTGGCCAAGGCATCCAAAGAGTACATGAGCGAAAACAACGACCTTGATTTGTGGATCGCTGAATGCTGCAAACAATCGGCGGGAGCAATTGATCTATCAAGCAGTCTTTACGACTCGTTTTCTGCATGGAAGGAGCGCCAAGGAGAACACGCACCGTCTGCCAAGTCGTTTAGCCAACGACTGGAGCGCAGCTACAACAAGCGTAGATCAGGCCGTGGAATTGAGTTTGTCGGGCTTCGCGTTGACGTCTTTGACTCGTTTTCCGGCAACGCCTACGCCGACGCAAGCCGGGGCAAATAGGGATTAGTGTAGGGTTGTGTAGGGTCGCTGGCTTGTGACGTATATACCCTATACACCCTGACGCGAGTAACGCGCACGCACGCGCACACAGGTGAACGGGTCTTTCAGTCAACCCTACACAACCCTACACACCCACCACCGCGTGGGTTTTTTTACGCCTGCAATTTACTGACCAACCAGTCATTTACTTGCATTTCTTGCAATACTATGTTAGTGTGCGCTTACTAACTTGTAGGAATTCCGAAGGTTAGATCAACACCAACCTGAAGGAACCCTATATGACCCTCGCAGCAATCCGCGAAAACCGCGCCGCCAAAGTCTCTGACATGCGCCGCTTGCTGGCCACCGCTGAGTCCGAGAAGCGCAGCCTCAATGCCACCGAACAAGCCAGTTTTGATTCACTCAAAACCAGCATCACTGATCTGGAAGCGCAAGAGTCCCGCGCCGCATTCTTACAAGAGGCCGAGCGCCGCGCCCTGGGCCATCCCGTGGGTGATAAAAACGCTGCCAGCCTGGAGCGCGCCATCAATGTGGTGGACGTGATCCGCGCACAGATGGAAGGCCGAGCACTCAATGGTGCTGCTGCCGAGTACCAGCAAGAAACTGAGCGCCGCACCGGACGCAAGGCACAAGGCGTGTTTATTCCAATGGCCGCACTCGAAAAGCGCGCCGTAGTGACCACCGGCAATGCCGCTGAATTGGTGCCCACCATCCAACGCCCTGACCAGTACATCGAACCCCTGCGTAACAACCTCCTGGCGCGCAAGCTGGGCGTGCGTGTTCTGTCGGGCCTCACTGGCAACCTGACAATCCCCAAGTACGCAACCGGCACCACTGCGGGCTGGGTGGCTGAAGGATCGGCGCTCACTGCCAGTGACATGACTTTTGACCCGGTAACGCTGGCACCTAAACATGCTGGCGGCATCGTGGAAATGAGCCGCCAATTGATCATGCAATCCAGCCCTGACATTGAACAGTTGGTGCGCGATGACCTGTCGGCCATGCTGGCACAAGCGATTGATTCCGCCCTTATCAAAGGTGGAGGCAGCAACGAGCCAACCGGCGTACTGGCCACCAGCGGTGTGCAGACTGCCAACCTTGCAACCCTGTCCTGGGCAAATGTCCTGGCGATGCTGCAAAAGCTCGATCTGGTCAACGCAAGCGCAGCCAACATCGTGGCATCCATGAAAGTCAAAGCCAAGCTGCAAGGCACCCTCAAGGCCAGCGGCATCGCGGGCTATCTCATGGACGGTGGCCGCATGGCTGATCTGCCAGTCTATTTCTCCAACCAAGTGGCCGAGAAAACAGGCACGCCAAACACCGGCAAATTGATTGCGGGTGACTGGTCGCAAGTCCTGCTTGGCATCTGGTCTGAGATTGACATTTTGGTTAATCCTTTCTCTGAAGCTGCCTACACCAAGGGCAATGTGCTGGTTCGCGCAATGTCCACGGTTGACATCGCGGTGCGCCACCCGAACGCCTTCGTGTTCGCTGAAGACATCACGATCTAAGGGGAATGCGAAATGTTGGAAATCCGCAGTAATGGCACTCTGTCCGCAAAGGGCAAGACCCTGACCGGGTACGCCGCCGTATTCAATTCTGAAGCCAACCTGGGCGACTTCCATGAGTTGATCCGCCCTGGCGCTTTCGCCAAATCGCTGGCGACGGGTTCCAACATTCGCGCCCTGTACCACCACCAAGGTGACGCCCTGCTGGGCACCACCCGAGGGGGCACCTTACAGCTACGTGAAGACCCGCACGGGCTGGCCTTCACGCTCGACCTGCCCGACACCACCCACGGCAAAGACCTTGCCATTCTGGTGGACCGTGGCGACGTGTCGGGCTGCTCCTTTGGTTTTCGCGTGGCACCGGGCGGGGATCGCTGGGCACATCGTGGTGATCAGATGATCCGCGAATTGTTGCAGGTTGATCTGCTTGAGGTGACGCTGACCGCTGACCCTGCCTATCAAGACACCACGGTGGCCATGCGCTCGATGCCATCGTTTTGGGAGCACACCCAGTGCTTTGTTGACCTTAACCGGGCCTGGATTGAAACCACATGAACATCATTCAACGAATCGGCAATGCACTGGGCTTTGAACGCCGCAGCAACGGAGATAACTACTGGAGCAACTTTGCAGCCCTGCAAACTGGTCCAGTCAACGCCAACACCGCCCAAGGCGTCAGTGCAGTCTATGCCTGTGTCGGTGCCATCAGTGAAACGGTGGCCAGCCTGCCTCTGATCCTGTTCAAGCGCGACGGTGAAGACCGCCAACGCGCCACAGAGCACCCGCTTTATTCTGTCCTGCACGACCAAGCCAACGAGCACCAAACCGCCCTCGAATTTAGAGAGTGGATGATGGCTGCTGTGCTGCTTCGCGGCAATGCCTATGCCAAGATCATCCGGCGCTATGACGGGCAAGTGTCTGCCCTGCTGCCTCTGTCGCCTGACCGTGTGACCGTGCTACGTGTCGGGGATGGGCTTGGCTACGAGTACACCGACCACACCGGCAAGGTGGAGCGCCTGCTATCGAGTGAAGTCCTGCACCTACGGCACCGCCTGGGTGATGATGGTGTGCTGGGCGTGTCGCCTATCGCTGCCGCCAAGGGTGTGATTGAACTGGCCATCAGTGAGCGTGACCACGGGGTGAACACATTCAAGAACGCCACTCGATTGGGTGGCATTCTCAAGATACCGGGCAAGATCAACCCCGAACAAAAAGCAAGCCTAGCGCAATCATGGAGCAGTCAACACGGTGGCAGCAATGCAGGCCGCACTGCCATTCTCGAATATGGCACCGAGTTTCAACCCATCAGCATGACGCTTGAAGATGCCGAGTGGATCGCCGCCCGCGCATTCTCTGTCACCGAGGTGGCGCGACTGTTCCGCTGCCCACCGACCGTGATTGGTGATCTGACACACGGCAATTACTCCAACAGCGTGGAAATGGCGCGCCAATTTGTCACCATGACACTGCGCCGTCATCTGGTGGCCTGGGAGCAGGCCATCAGCAAGCAGCTACTTACACCGGCTGGACGCCGCCTCTACTTTGCCGAGCATCAGGTGGAGGGACTGCTACGTGGTGACGCCACCAACCGCGCCGACTTCTACACCAAGGGCATTCAAGCTGGATGGATGCTGCCAAGTGAAGCGCGCCGCCTGGAGAACCTGCCCACCATTGAGGG